CGCAGCGCCTGCTGGCGGCCGGCAGGGCAGGGGACGCGCTTGGCTTCATCGAGCGGGCGGAGGTGGACAAGGCACGCTGGATACCGCCCGAGTGGCAGGATGCTCGCCTTGCGGTGCTGGAGGCACTTGACCGGAAGGACGAGGCCCAAGCATTCCGATGGGCGTGCTTCGCGCGCGACCTGTCGGGCGAGCATCTGCGGGATTACGTGAAGCGGTTGCCGGATTTCGAAGACACCGAGGCGGAAGAGCGCGCGCTGGCCCATGCCGCCGCGCACCCCGATCTGCTTGCCGCCTTGGCCTTCTTCCTGAACTGGCCGTCGCCCGGCCATGCCGCAAAAATGCTCGTGGGTCGGTACGACCAGATCGACGGGGACCATTACGAGATCCTCGCCCCGGCAGCCGAGGCGCTGTCAGAGCGCCATTCGCTGGCCGCGACAGTGGCGCTGCGGGCGATGATTGACTTCATGCTGCGGGAGGCGCGGCAGAAGCGTTATGGCTATGCCGCGCAGCACCTGGCGACTTGCGCCGATCTTGCCAACCGGATCGAGGACTTCGCGCCGCTTGAGCCGCACGAGGCCTATGTCGCACGCCTGAGAGCGGCGCATGGCAAGAAGACCGGCTTCTGGGGTCAAATCGCATGACGCAAGCTTATGACATCATCCCCGATATTCACGCAGACATCGGCCGCCTGACACGTACTCTCCTAAGTCTCGGCTATGTGCAGGGCGGCGGGACATGGGTACATCCGGAGGGTCGCGTCGCTGCCTTCCTTGGCGATTTCATCGATATGGGTCGCGCGAACCGGTTTGTCCTGAACCTCGTCCGCGCCATGCGCGATCAGGGACATGCTGTGGCGATCATGGGCAACCATGAACTGAACGCGCTGCTTTTTCATCGTCCTGGTCTGAACTCCGATGGCACGGACGATGGCTACATGCGGGCACATTCGGCCAAGAACACAAACCAGCACCAGACCTTTCTGGATGAATTCCCGGTCGGGCATCCCGACACCAACGAGATGATGGACTGGTTCCTGTCGCTGCCCCTGTTTCTCGATCTGGGCGGTTTGCGTCTGGTCCATGCCTGTTGGGATGATGCTCGCATGGCCACGATCAGGAACCGCCGCCCGGACGGCGTGCTGGCAATCGACGATTTGCAAGAGGTCGCGCTGGAAAATGATGCCACCGGTTTCGCTGAAGCCGTCCTGACGACACTCAAGGGACCGGAAACCGAGCTTCCTGCGCCGCATTATTTCCATGACATCAAAGGAGAACCGCGCACATCGGTTCGGCTGAAATGGTGGCAATCGGGTGCCATGACCTGGCGCGACGCGGCCTTGTCCGTGCCAGACCCCGAAGCGTTGCCCGCGACACCAATCGAGGGTGACGTCGCATTTCGCGCCTACGAGGCCGAGGCAAAGCCGGTGTTCTTCGGGCACTACAAGCGGTTGGGCACACCGGCCATCGACGCCCCCAACGCGGTCTGCCTCGACTATCCCCGCGTGACCTGTGCTTACAGATGGACCGGTGAAGCGCGACTGGATCCGCAGAACTTGGTCGTGATCGACTAACCGGCCGGAATGATCGATCTGCTACCGGAAAATCATGTTGCCGCCCGGTGGAAGCATGGTGGAAGCAAGAGGGCGAAAACTGCTGCGCAATCCCGACAATTCCCGCGAACACAGCCGCGCGCCTCGTCTCTCGCAACTGTCTGAAATTGCGCAACTTACCGCGTTTCAGCGCAATTGTTCATGGTTCGTTCGACACGACTCATAACCTGAAGGTCACAGGTTCAAATCCTGTCCCCGCAACCAGACTTTCTATCAAGATATCAAAGGCTTAGGCCGATGCAAGGCGCCCCGCGGGGCGCTTTTTGCGTTTACAACACGGCACAACGTCTTTCTGCGTGATTCCAAAGGCTTACAGCCGTTCCGATTTCCTCCGTGCAACACCCATGCGACACGGAAATGGCTGGATGTTCGTGGGACGTTCCTTCGGTGATCTTGATTGCCAGCCTGCCATCCCGTCTGACACAGTGGCCGGGAATTCCCCTAGGTTGTGCCCCTCATGCCCATTTACGAATTTGCGCCGGATCGCATCCAGCCGCTGTCCAAGACCACCTTTGGCGCCATGCAGCTGCACGAGCGTCGGGATCTGCAGCGGCTGCTGCGTGAAAACATTGAAGTCATCGCGCCCGACACATTGGTGATCGCCGAAGAATATGGCGAGTGGGACGAATCGCGCCGTCGCATCGATCTTCTCGGGATTGATCGTAATGCCAACCTCGTCGTCATCGAATTGAAGCGCACGGAAGACGGCGGCCACATGGAGCTGCAGGCCATTCGCTATGCAGCAATGGTCTCAACCATGACCTTCGACCAAGCGGTTGATGGGTATGACCGCTACCTGCGCCAGATCGGCCGCGAGGACGCAGATGCCCGGGCAATGCTTCTGGCCTTCCTAGGATGGGACGAGCCCGATCACGACCAATTTGCTCAAGAGGTGAAGATCGTTCTGGCTTCCGCCGAATTCTCGCTGGAGTTGACGACGGCCGTTCTTTGGCTGAACCAGCGCGATCTCGACATCCGCTGCGTGCGCCTGCAGCCCTACAACCTTTCGGGTCGGGTACTGGTCGATGTTCAGCAGATCATCCCGCCGCCAGAGGCTGCCGAATACCAAGTGCGGGTGCGCGAAAAGGTCCGGAAGGAACGCGAGGCGCGGACGAGCGGTGCCGACTATACCAAGTATGACCTGAGGTTGGGGCAGCAGGACTTCCCGCGCGAGTCCAAGCGATGGGCCATCCTGCGGACGTTCAGATACCTCGTGGAGAGCGGCATCGCGCCCGAGACCGTCGCTGAACATTGTGGGCCGCGAGCGGGCCGGGCGCTTCGGTCGGTTGATGGTGAAGTCGGGCACGAAAACTTCGTTCGTCTGGCCACCGCGTCCCGCGCTGAATTGGGCAAACGCTTCGATCCGATCCGGTGGTTCTGTGGCGACGATGAACTGTTGCGCGTAGGTGGGCGCACCTACGCCTTCTCCAGCCAATGGGGCGGCACTGACTGGCTTGAAGCCATGACCAATCTGCGCGATGCGTTCCCAGATCGTGGGATCGTCTTCACGCCCGCTGGCTGAACCCTCTGATCTGCCTTGCCTTTTCGATTGGTCACAGCCGTCATGTCCCCGAAACCAACTCGGGGACAATAATGCCCAAGACGAACGACGCCGCGCTGGACGCCTTCATCGCAGCCAAGAACGAGATTGACGTGATGCTTGCCCGGTTGATGGCCCACAGCGCCGACCACTTCGGCTACAGCCCCGATGACGTGACCTGGGGCCATGTCGGCACGCTTGACCACTACCGCGCCCGCCTCCGCGAAATCACCGACATGGCGTTCCGCGAAGGTGAGCACGCCGCCTGAACATCCCTTCCGGCTAGGCTGACTGGCCGAAGCACGTGCCCATGGCCAACTTGCTGATCGCACCGTGGGCGCCAACCAGGTGTTGATCCGGCGGCAAGTCCCAAGTCGGGAACAGCCCGGCAGCCGCCGCCATATGGTTCTCCAGTTCACTGATGACCATGGTGATGTTCCGCGTACCGTCATACTCGTCTGCCGACCTTCGGAGATCGGCGCACAGGGCCATGATGGCTGCATAGTTGCGCATCGCGTCAAGCTGGCTCGCCCCTTTCGTGTCCGCGACCAACAGGGTGAGACCATCCAAGACGGCGCGGATATCTCGCTCCATCATGCCGCCACCGTCCCCACGCCATCCAGCCGCACCGCGACACTGGTGATGCCGTTCCCCGCAGGCTCGGTCGCGATGCCGACAGGGAAGCGCCCGGTGCCCGGCACGTTGATGTTCTTGGCCGTGTTGTCCCACGCCACGCGTGCGCCGACCGTCAGAACCGCGGCGGTTGCTTTTGGCAGTTGATAGACGCCGGTGGTGGCCAGTTCGAGCGGATCGCCCACGGCGGCCGCATAGGCGGCAATGCCGAAGATGTTGCCGACGATCACGCCCTCGCCAGAGACGGTGCCGCCTGCGGGCGCGGACACGGTGATGACGTCGCCTTTTTGAATATGGTTCTTCATGGTCAAAGCCCTTTCGAGGATTGGATGCGGACCACGGCGATGCGTGCCGTGGTGCCGGTGATCTGCCGGTTGAGGTCGCCCAGCGCCGCCGCCATCTCGGCATCGGTCGCATAGGTGACCCGTTTGCCGTCGTATTCGACGGTGCGGATGCCCTGATAGCGGGCGGCCATCAGGGCGTCGCGCCAGGCGGTGAGTTGGGCGAGGTCGGCCATCTTACGCCCCGGGGTTCTGGAACCAGCCGCGGTGGTCGATGAAGCCTGCGCCGAAGTCCAGGATCACCCGGATTTCCACGCCGTCCACATCCCACCCTGACCGGCTTTCCACCTGGGGACCTTCGTTGCCCGAGAGGTAGGCGAACTCGAGGCCGTCGATCTCGCCGGGGTCGGCGGTCACATACCAGCGGGTTGCGCTGGACAGGCGAGGTTCGACCACCAGCGACATCGCGCCAGAGAAGGGGTTCACATCGGCGGCGGTTGCGGGTGCGATGGTCGCCAGCCACTTCTCGGCAACGGTTTCCAGCGCAGGCGGGACCAGCAGATTCTTGGGCGTGACGCGGATGATGCGCCCGTCGATACCTTTCTGGGTGCGCAGCGCAAGCCGGGCTGCGGACAGGGTCGCGTCGGAGATCACCGCGCCGCTCGCCGCCTTGTTGCCGTGATCGACATGGAACAGCGCTTTGGTGTCCGACAGCGTCGGGCCGTTGCCGCTATTCGCCTCCAGCAGGGTGACGAGGATCCGTGCCTCGGTCTCGGCAGCACCTTGGCCCATGCGGCGCGCGAGGTCCGAGAACGCGCCAAGATCGTCGTTCACCAGCACCTGCCGCGTAATGCCGATCTTCTTGGCCCAGGTCTCGATCTTGTAGGCTTCGCGCGCCTCGGCCATGGTCCCAGCTTTGATCTCGCCGTGCTCGTTCAGCTTTTCCAGCAAAGGCGCTTCGCCGAGCATGATCTTGTTCACTGAGCGGAAATCCCGCGCCGAGGTCTGGCGGCCAAGGCGACGGATGCCGGAAGGGGCGGCCTGATAGGCATCGCGCAGCACCCTGCCCACGGTGTTGCCAAGGATGATCGGGAAGTCAGACGTCGTGTGCAATGCGCGGGTCACCAAGCTGGCGGGCGACAGCGCCATGGTGGACTCGCCGCGCAGGGTCAGCAATTCCTTGGCCATGTCCACGGGTGTGGCATAGGCATAGCGGCGGGCCGGTTCGGAAAGTTCGTGGCGCGGGTTGATGCGCGCATACAGCGCCTCACCCATCTGGCGGGCACGCCGGGCCGGATCGTCCTGGCTCTCGCCCATCTCGACGCGCACCTGTTCGGTGCGGATCGTCGGCGCGCTGCGGGTCGCCAGCGCCTCGAAGGCGGCACGACGCGCTGTGTCGGCATCGGCGGCCGCGTCGATCTGGCCGTCGATCCAGGACTGGTCCAGCCCGGCGATGCGGGCGATAGAGCGGATTTCCGTGTTGATTGCGGCGCGAGTCTGGGTGTCAGGCGGTGCAGGCGTGATGATGGTGTCGGTCATGATGGTCTCCATGCGAATGCGGGCACCCGGGTCAGCCGGGGTGGGGACAAGGGAAATCTCGTGGGGCGTCCATCGGCTGGCGGTCAGCACACGCGCGCCGTTCTCGGTGGTCTCGGCCCACTCCTCGACCGAGTAGCCGACCGACACATGGCGCAGGATCCCGGACAGGACGTCCTGCCAGAGCGGTTCGACTTCGGGGCGGGAGGAGAAGCGGATCAGTGCCGTGCCACGCTGGCCATCGACGGCGGCAGACTGCACGCTGCCCAGCACATCGCGAACGGCGGATTGCCGGTGGGCATCGAGCACGCTAGCCCCTTGCAGGCGCGACAGGTCCACCGCTTCCCGCGCAAGGCTGAGGCGTTCGATGTACTGGCCAGCCATGTCCCGGCGGCGCACGGGCGCGCCGGTGGACCAGATCACCTCGACGGTGCGTGCGTCACGGTTGGCGCTGGCCGGGGCCAGGTCGGCGCGGCGGGTCAGCAGGGTGACGGTGTCATTCATCAGGGACGTCCTCCTTCTGGACAGGCGGCGCACCGAAGCTCAGGCCCAGCGCATCGGTGCGTGCCTTGTCGGCGGCGATCTCGGCATCGACCTGTTCGGCGTCGTAGCCCCGCTCGGAAATCGCCTGGCGGCGGCTCTTGAGACCGGCGTTGATGGCGAGGATCTCGGCCTCGACGTCCTTCTTGGGATCGACGTAGTCGAACTTGGGCGGCAACCATTCGCATCCAAGATAGGCGGCTGGATCGCGGTCGAAGTCTCGTGCAGGCAGATCGCCCGACAGCACCGCCAGTCGCACGAAGCGGTCCCACACCGGGCGGCAGAACAGATGCACGACGACGTTGTGCTGCAACTGCTCGACCCGGCGGCGAAACTCGATCAGCCCGGCGCGGATCGAGGAATAGGTCACGCCTTCCAGATCGCCGGAAACCAGTTCATAGGGCAGGCCCATGCCAGCGGCGACGGCACGGAGGTGGTTCTTGACGAAGGGACCGTAGGCGTCGCTCTCGGTCGGGTTGGAAAAGCGGATGTCAGTGCCGGGCGGCAAAGGGATCAGGCTGCCGGGTTCCATGCCCACGGTCAGCGCACCGTTCGTGTTGGTGCCCGTCATACCGCCCGCTGTGCCGTCAGGATCAGTGATGAAGCCGGTGAACAAAGCCGCTACCTTGGCCTTCACCAGCGCCGCATCTTCGAACTGGTCCAACTCGTGCAACCGCAGCAACGCCGGTGCAAGCCAGGTGATCCCTCGCAACTGACCAGCGGCCAAGGGCTTAAAGAGATGTAGACAATCGGTGGCGGGCAAGCGTAGCGGTTCCAGTCGAAGGGAGGTCAGCGGATCGCCGGGCCGATCCCGCATCACCCAATAGGCCGTGCGCTGCCCAGTGCCGTTGAACTCGATCCCCGCCCGAATACGAGCACCGCCACCAATATCGCGGTGCAGGTCCATCGGCACCTGGTCCCGGTCCAGCAGGTC